GAGGCTTAAACTTCCGCACTGACCAATTTAATTTAGAGCCAAATGAATCACCTGATTTGTTAAACGTCGATGTTGACCCACGTGGTGGAGTCAAATTACGTAACGGCGTTACAGCTATTAATGGAACTGCTTTAGGCGCTAATGTGGAAGGTATCGCTTCGTTTTTTACGGATGGCGGAACTTCTCAGATTATCGCTAATCATGGTACTGCTGTTGTGCATAGCACAGGTGGGAACTTTACTGCTATGACAGGTCAGACAGCGAGAACTGCTGGTTCTCGCATGTACGGCGTAACAATGAACAACGTGTTCTATGGTGTGTCAGGAGACAAAGTTTCATTTAAGTGGACTGGTACTGGCAGCGGCAGTGATCTAGGTACGGACATCGATGGAACTGCTGGTAATTTCCCTATAGCCCAGTATGTTACTTTTTGGAATAACTTTGCTTGGGTAGGAAAAACAAGAGAACCTACTACCTATCATAATTCTAGGGTTCGTTGGTCAAACGCTAATCAAGCTGAGAAATGGACTAACACAGACTATGTAGATGTAGATATAGGGGAACGTGGAGATGTTATTACAGGCATGGTTCCTCTTGCTGACCGTTTACTAATTTTTAAGAACAACAGTGTTCATGCTATTTATGGTTTCGATTCTGAATCATTCCAGTTAACTGCGTTATCAAGAGATGTGGGATCTGTCGAAAAATCTACTCCTGTTTCGACACCGTATGGTGTGTTCTTCTGGCATGGGCGCGAAGGCGTGTACTTGTATAACGGACAAGGATTTATTAACGTATTTGAAAAACTACGCCCAGCTATAGACAACGCAAGGATTAGTTTCACTACTCCTCCTCAGTTGGCTTGGTATGAGAATCGTTTGTATGTTTCTGTAGATATGTTGCAGTATTATAAATCTGGGACGCAGGCAACGAAACGCCATGTGTTTATTTATGATCCCAGTATTCAATCTTGGAGTTTGACAGACATAGATGCTGCAACTTTGCATGTGCATGCCCCTCCAGGGGGTACGCCGTTGCTGTTGGGTGCTTGTGATTCTACTTCAAGTCCTGACCATACTGGACGTGTTATTAAGTTAGAGCAGTCTACGTCTACTGATGCGTATGATGGTTCTACTGCTGCTCGTATTGAATCGCATTTTACGACTCCGTGGTTGTCTGGCAGAAATCCTATTACGAAGAAGCGTTGGGGTAGGCCGCAGGTGGTTATGGATGCTGCTGCTGCTTTAACAATGCAGGTCGAGGTTTACACGGATTATGACAAGGCTTCTTCTCGCAAAACAGTAGATATTAATATCGAGGGCCGTGAGTCGTCGTCTGTGTGGGATACTGCTACTTGGGGGTCTGCTGAGGGTACTGGCGATTCTAATTTAGGGGTTTGGGGTGCTGAATCAGCTAACAAGATAACTGATGTTGTTCGTGTACAGAGCCTTGGCAACGCCAAGTCTGTTGCGTTAAAAATTAATGGCCCTAGCCAATCAAGTAGCTGGGAAATTAATGGAATTATGTTTACCTACAAACCAAGGAGATTACGGTAATGACTCTTTCAGTCAATGACTTTACGGCAGGAACGGTTATTACTGCTTCTGCGATGAATACTAATTTTGCAACTATTGAGAACTATGTTAATAGTTCGCCTGGTATGGCTGGGCTTACTGGCGCTACGTTCACTGGTGCGGTGACGATAAATGCTGCTTTAGCTGTTTCTGGGGCTACAACGTATACCAGCACAGTTACTGTAGGTGTGTCAGGTACTGGCCATGATGTAATTTTACACGGCGATACCGCTGGAGATTATATGGCTTGGGATGCTGACACTAACAAGTTGCTTATTGTTGGTACAGCAGGTTCAACAGCGCTTGAGGTGCAGGAAGGTCACGTTGTTATCGACGATAACCTTACTGTTACTACTGGAACTACAGCTCTTAAAGTTACAAATATCGTTGGAGCGCTCACAGTAGGCGTTAGCGATACAGGCCATAACGTCTATTTCTACGGCGCTACGGCTAATAAGTATCTTAAATGGGACCAAGCTAACGACAGGTTGCAGCTTGGGGACTCAGGTGGTTCCAAAGGTTGCGACATCCTTGCTTACGGCGCTACTGACACAAAGCTCATGCAATGGGATGAAAGTGAAGATACTTTCAAAGTTGTAGGTGCTGTCGAAATTACAGGCGCTCTTTCAAAAAGCTCTGGATCTTTCGACATCGCCCACCCGACAAAGGGTGGAGATTGGCGCTTACGTCACTCATTCATTGAAGGCCCAACAGCCGACAATATCTACAGGGGAACAGTCACCATATCTGGTGATTCCGTAAGTGTCGATCTTGACGCTGTTTCTGAGATGACTGACGGAACTTGGGAGGCGCTAAACACTAACCCTTGGTCTATGGTTTCCAGTTCTGGCAATGCTGTTACTTGGTCTTTGTCTGGCAAAACATTGACGATAACTGGCCCTGATGGGGCCGTTTGTTCGTGGATGGTCATAGGCGAACGCAACGACAATGAAATGAAAGATAGCACTATTACTGACGATAACGGTAAATTAATTGTCGAATATGAATAAACGGATATGTAATGCCTAAAGATATTCAATACACCAAACTTCTAGGACCACAAGTCGAAATAACCATGACTAACGGCCCTGATTATGAGGGTACGTATGCTTCTGGCACTACTTACGCTGCTGGAGATGTCGTAACGTATAACAACTCTTCATATATCGCTAGACAAGCGACGACAGGCAACACTCCTGGCGATACTGCTTATTGGCAGACGTTAGCTTCGCAAGGTTCATCTGGTGGTACAGGCCCAACAGGGCCAACTGGACCTACAGGCCCAACAGGACCAAACGGCCCCACAGGACCAACAGGTCCAAGTGGGCCAACAGGAAGCGCAGGGCCACCTGGTCCGACTGGACCTACAGGTCCATCTGGCCCGACAGGTCCGACAGGTAGTACTGGTCCGACAGGTCCAGCAGGTTCTGATGGTAAGACGGTATTGAATGGTTCTGGTGATCCTTCTGGGCCTACTGGAGCTGATGGCGATTTTTATATTCAAACAAGCGACAATGAGATCTTTGGTCCCAAGTCGAGTGGTTCTTGGGGTTCAGGAACTTCTCTAGTTGGTCCCACTGGTCCCACAGGGCCGACAGGCCCGACTGGGCCGAACGGCCCCACAGGTCCGACTGGTCCCACAGGACCAACTGGGCCTGGCGGTACTGGACCTACTGGCCCCACTGGGCCTACTGGCCCTACAGGTAGCGCTGGTCCTCCTGGGCCTGACGGCCCTACTGGACCTACTGGTCCTAGTGGGCCTACTGGTGGCACTGGACCTACAGGTCCGACTGGCCCGACTGGGCCTACAGGCGCACAGATTCTTAATGGTAGTGGTGACCCTTCTGGTCCCACAGGTTCTAACGGTGACTTTTATATAGATACTGGGGATAACGAAATCTTTGGCCCTAAGTCAGGTTCTGGCTGGGGTTCTGGTACTTCGTTGGTAGGGCCGACTGGACCAAGCGGTCCGACTGGTCCTACAGGGCCGAGCGGACCTAGTGGTGGGACTGGTCCTACTGGGCCAACAGGCCCAACTGGACCTGATGGTCCTAATGGTCCTACTGGTCCTGCTGGCCCTCCTGGTCCGTCTGGTGGTACTGGTCCTTCTGGTCCAACTGGTCCTACAGGACCAACTGGACCTACTGGGCCGACTGGTCCTTCTGGTACTCCTGCTGGTTCAGATCATCAGGTGCAATGGAACGACGGTGGTAGCTTTGGGGCTGACGCTAATCTTACTTATGATGGCTCAACGTTAACCGCTAAGGCAGCGTTGACTGTTGGTGTTAATGACACTGGGCATGATGTAATTTTCTACGGAGCGACAGCCGACACTAGTTACTTTTGGTGGGATGAAAGCGACGACAGAATGGTGGTCAGTGGAAAGGTAGAATTTGTTGGCGACGGCGCTTGGAAAACGTGGACTCCAACATGGGGCAACGTGTCAATCGGAAATGCTACGGTGACTGCACAATATGTCCAACTTGACGAATGGGTATTCGTCAAATTAAAAGCCACGGCAGGTAGTTCGACTAGCTATTCATCAGGGTCTATGACGATTTCATTGCCAGTGGCAACGAATGGTGATACTGGCTACCAATGGTTAACCTGTGCGCTAGCCCCAGCAGGAGGAACGCTTTATGAAGGGCCAGTTCTGACTTCAGGGTCTACAGCGTACCCTTGCACAGAGGTTGCAAGTGGCACTTACGCTTCTTTGACGAATGCCAACGGTGGTACAAGTGTTCCAGCAGGATGGGGTACAAGTGCAATCATTTATATGAACGGATGGTATCGGGCAGCATGATGATCCAAATAGGTTTAGAACCAGCACATGGAGTTTACAATTCTGGGACCGAACAGTGGGATGATGGTACTGACGGTCCAGTGAGTGATGCTCAATGGGCGGTAATGCTCAGACGAGAAAGAGATCGACGGCTTGGAACTTCTGACTGGACTCAAGCAGCGGATAGTCCTTTAACAGATTCTAAGAAAGCTGAATGGGCTGCGTATAGAACGGCGTTGAGGGACCTACCTGCATCTGCTATTTTGGGTATGGTTGTAGATTTCCCTGATCCACCTGAAGGAGCGTAATGGAAGAACAAATACCGCAAGAAACAATACTGAAAGAAATACAAGCACGTTACCCACAGGAGTTCCTTATTTCTGTGCAAGCGGTGCGTATAGCTGCGTTGCTTAACCACATGAAAGAGTGTGAATGTGAGCATTGTAGGGCGCACGCTGGGACAATAGAGGCTTAATATAGGAGACATTATGGCAATAAACTACCAAGATATAGCTTCTGCGGCTATGGGGGGTACTGCTAGTCAAACAGCACCAACATTCCAACAGGCTAGTTGGAACACGATGAAAAACCTTGGCTGGAACGAGTATAACCGTAACCAAGAAAGAAGAAATTGGGCAAGGACCGAATCTGATTTTAACCGTGGGTTTGAAGATTTAGCGAAGGCGCTGCCTGGCCAGTACAACAGGAAAGGGATGCTAGACAGTGGTGTCTATCAAGCTGGTGCTAATAGGGCTGTGACGGATCACTTGCGGAATTATGACAGATCTTTTCAGGACTATAACCAGAGGATGGATCGTTCTCGCTTGATGGATGACATTATGTTGGGTGATTTATCTAATTTGCGTAACCAGCTTAATACTCAAGATTACCAGTCTTTGGTGGCCTCAATGGTTAAAAATTCAGGAGGTGTAGCCTAATGAGTAAAGGTGGAAGATACGGTTCAGCACGTGAGGAGCGAAAGCTAACTCCTGAAGAAAGGGAAGCTGCTAGAGAAGTCGAAGCAGAAAAAGCTAGGGAAAAAACTGCTAACGAAATAATATACCAGCAGGCATTAGATCGAGGAGAAGTTCCTACATATACCCCTCACCGAACTACAAACGAAAGAGCTATTTCTAGAGACGCTTGGAATCAGCGAAATGCGATGGAGCAAGTAGCTCGTGACCAAGCTATGATGGGCGGAGCTGTCAATCCTGGAAATTATGGACAAATATATTACAACGATCCAGGAGCGCAGTTTGAAGGAATGGCCCTTTACCCTGGTGGTAAAGTTGCTCCTGGGACAATGGCTAGTGAGCTTGCTACGACTAAGAGCGCTACAGATCCGTTTGATTTGAGCGAGGCTGGTGTAGCTACTGGTATGACTCCTGAAGATCTTGAGTACTATGAAAGCATTGGTGCTTTTGCTGGGATGTTTGATGGGGCTCCATCTGCTGGTGGGACTCCTTACACTGAAGGTTACACTGAAGGCAGTCAAACTGATCCTTTCCAGTATGGCGAATCTGCTTTAACTAGCTTACAGAATCAACGTGCGGCGATGTACGCTGATTATTTCGCTAATCAAGAGGGCTTTGCTCAAGATAGATATAATTCGATAACTTCTTATTTGAACGAACTTCAACTTGGTGCTGACGCACAGTACCAGCAAGACATGGCAGACATGTCGCAGCAGTACGATGCGATGCAGACTTCAAGGGATGAACGTTTTGAAGAAGCTTTTGCTATGGGCGGTGATCGTAGCGGTTTGGCTATGGACACTTTGGCGAGTTTGGGTATTACTCCAGATACCACTACGTTTGATTCTGTTACTGGCGAGACAGACAATATGTTGTTCTCTCAGCAGCAAAGCGGAGCTGACATGCTTAACACGATGCGGTTCATAAGCAATCAGATGCTTAATTTTGGGAAATCTGCTTCTTCTCGAAGTATTAGTGCAGGTTTGCAGCAGTCTGAAATGGCTTTGGCGCAAGAGATGGCTAATATCCAGTTGGCTAAAGATTCCTTTGGGATAAGCGAGATAGAAGCTGCAATAGCTCAAGAGAAAGCTACTGCCGAAGCGAACGCTGCTCTAGCAAGAGCTAGTGAAGCTGAAGAGAAGATGAACGCTTACTTTATTACTGCTGGGCGTGTGTACGCTCCTGAAGCTACTGACGCTGAGTTGGTGGCTATGGGTAATACTGGGCTGTTAGATCCACTTATTCAAGCTGCTATGCAACCAGGGCTTCCTGAACCTACAACCATTCCGTGGGGTGCGACTCCTGAAACAGGTTCTCCCATGACTCAAGAACAACTACAAATGATGGCGACGATGCATGCAATGACTAATCAGGGCCAAGCGCCGCAGTACTATCAAGACCCAGCAACAGGTTTGACAGTTCCTGTGGAATCTGCTTCTGATTTGTTGAACGTCATGCAAGCGCAGGCACAAAGTTAACGTGTCGGAAGATCCACGAACTGCTGCTTTCAAATCGTTGTCTAGCAAGGACAAGCCAAAGCAACATAGGATTAAGACGAGGGAAGAAATACTCGCAGATATGGGTATTGCTTCTGCTACTCCTGTTATTAAACCTGTCCAATGGAAAGTTGCACGCCCGATTGAGCCGTATGTGTATACTCCACCTCCTCCTGAGAAGGGCGGCGGTGGATTCTTAGGTTTCTTGGGTGACGTAATTGGCGTTATTGACACTCCACGTGCTGCCATTGTTTCCACTATCAAAGAAACAGGCGATTTGTTTCGGGGTGAAGGGTTTAGTGCTTCTGATTGGTGGAAGCAAACTGGTGACAATATGATGATGGGTGAAGTGCTACGTGATTGGGGTGTTGACCTTCCTGGTCCTTTGGACTTTGTGGTTGGTCTTGGCCTTGATATAGCTCTTGATCCATTGACGTATTTGGCTGCTGGTACTTTGTCTGCTAGGTTCGCTAATCCTAATAAGGTTGCTGATGCGTTGTCTTCTGCGTCTAAGACGTATAGGGCTGCTGGTAAGCTTGATGAGGCTGAGATGTTGTTGAAAGCTGCTGGTAATGTTACTTCAAAGCGCTCTGTTCTTTCTGCTGGAGATGAAGCTCTTAGTCATATAGGTATGGGTGTTGGTTTACGTATGACAGTGCCTGGAACTGGTCGTATTGGTCGTAACATTATTGAAAAGCCTTTAAGGGCTATCTCTAAGAAAGCTGGGGCCGCTCTTGATGCTAGGCGTGTGCGTCAGTTGCCTGAAGCGAATCTTCCTGATCTTTTGAAAGGCGCAAATAATCCTTGGGCCAAGCAAGGTAAAAAGTCTTATGATTTTTCTAAGCCTGCGAATCGGGAAAAGCTGGTGCAGAAGATGAATACGATACGTAAGAATAAGTTGGCTCCTAGGACTGCTTTTACTGATCCTGCTAGACAAGCGATGAGAATGCCTGTTGAGATGGTTAGGATACCTATTCCTGGCAATCAGGCATTTCTTAAACTTTCAGCAGGTCTTGCTGGGACTGCGTTTGCGGCTTCTGCCAGTACGAAGTTTGGTCGTTCGATGGGTAATTTGTTTGGGACTCAGGGTGAGTATAACAGAGCTATTCGTAAAATTGGTAAGGGGATGGCTCAGGGCGATCAGAATGCTTTGAACATGTATGATTATTTGCGTGTGGCTAAAGGTGCTGCTGATACGGCTAATGTTCGTGTTGGTACTTGGCAGCATTCTACTCTTGAAGAACTTAGAGATGTTCATACTATGGCTGATGGTCTTGGTGTTAATTACGATGATTTGATGTGGCGTGCTGCTGAGGAACCTTGGCAGCTTGTAGATGACGCTGGTAATTCTTTTTTTAATCCTCGTTTGGCAGATATTGGTTTAACTGAATCTGATGAAGTTATGGCGTTGCACGCTAGGGCTCAAAAGTTCTGGGAAAACGCTGGGCAACGCCTCCAAAGAGAGCTGGAGCCATTTGGTGTTCGTGTTGATCTCATGGACTTTAGGGACGAGTTTTATGTTCCTCGTTTCCTTGATGAGGTGGAAGCTGAAGGGGTAGTTAAAGGCGTTCGGGCAGATACTGGTAGCAGGGTAACTATCAATACTGCTATTGGGAAGTCAAATGCTTCTGGTCTGGTAGGTAACGCTTTTTTAAGATCACGCCAGTACATTACTCCTAAAACCATGAGGAACAACTTTCGAGCAGACAAGTCAGATGTTGCAGGTCGAATGGGTATTGGACCTAAGAACGCTGACATGATTACTGATGAAATGGTTCATAAGGCTGCTGTTGCTCAAAAGCTTGATGGGGCAAAGAAAGGCACTTTCAAAGTTGGCATGTACACTCCTGAGCAGCTTGATGCGTTATTTGACGATTTGTTACTTAGCCCAACTGGTGTTTCGTTTGAATATGCGAATGGTTCTAAAGTGTCTAACAGCTACCTTGGAAGGCAACTGGATGATGTCGAAAGAGCTGGCGGCGTTAGAAGCCAAATGGAAAAAATAGGCGCAGAAGAACTAGGGGCAGACTACAAGAAAATATACACTGAAGACTTCGATCAGGCTATGGAACGTTATGTTAATCAAGCTTCCCATAGGCTGCGTGAAAATATGTATATGTCGGCTTTGGATAACGCTGGTATAACAATCAGGGTCCAGGATCTTGACGGAGCAACAATGTGGTGGGGCCAAGAAAGTAGAAGGATTAGTTCTCAATTAAATGGTTTCCTTAATGACATTGGTAAGGGTTTAGATGACGCTGATGCTAGGTTGGCTCGTGAAGAACCTTTACTAGATCAAGCTGCTAAACGCAAAACTGCGTATGAAGAAGCTACTGGCGGTGAAGGCATTGATGTCGCAAGCGCACGAAAATTTGACCGAGCAAACGAAGAGGTAACTGAAGCTACTCGTCAAATTGGGGAAATTAAAAATATCATAGCTGCTATCAATGACCCGAACATTAAGAATTTGCCCGAAGGTATCAGCGTTGACGTTTTTGAGTTGCTTCGACCACCTACGAACAATCCAAGTAGGGGATCAAAGATATTCAATAAAGCCCTCGTAGACCATGCTGGCTATTTAGACGACGCTGAACAAGCTGTTCTAGTCGTTAACGATATGGCTGAAACAATTAATGACATTACTCAGATGAGGGTTAGCATTCAGCAAACGTTAGACGCTATGTCTGGCGCTAGCCCTGCAACAAAGCAACAATTTAAGAACTTACTTGATGAGTTGGACGAAGCTATTGAATCAGGGACTCTTGGGGTTCAAGAATTGAACTTGAACTATATGGATAACATTTTGAAAAACGATCCTGGTGTAAGCTTTCTCCACCATTATGATGAGTTGGGCGAAATTGTTACAAAGGATACGACGTATAAGATAACAAGGAATGGTCGTAAACTTTCTTCCAAAACGTTTACGACACCTGTTGAAAGGGAGTTGCGTAACTTTGTGAAACGTATGACTACTGCCGCTAAGAACGCTAAGGATCCTGTCGTTAAGGCCAACATACTTGCAGATGCTAAACGTGTTGAACAGTGGCTTGACCGTGTGGCTTCTGCTAAGAAGTTATCTTCTCAGTTGGGTGAGCAGCGTATCTATTCTGGTGTGCTTAATTTAATTAAATCTGTTGATGAAGGTGTTGTTAAGATTGACGAGATAGCTGGAATCAACGTTATCCAAAATCAGATCGACGAAGTAGATCAGTTAATATCGAGTAGCTCTGGTATTAACAACCTTGATCCTAAGTCGCAAGCTTTGAGAGATACGTTAGAGTCTGAGCTGCGGTATTTGGAGGATGTTAACGAAGCTAATAAAGCTGCTCTTATCGATATACAAACAGAGTGGGAGCAGAAAGCTGCGTATTGGAATGACTTGTATCAAAAGCGGCAAATAACTGTTGAGGAGCTCACGGCAAGGATAGAATCTTTGAATGATGCTAGACAGGTTATGTTGGATCGGGTCCAGTTGGAGATAATTCCAAGGGGGCAGGTCGCAGGGACTCTTTCAGATAGGTTAGCTAATTTAGGTCGTGTAGATTTACAATATGCGGATGTGGGCCGTCAGGGAGAGATACCTGTTGGTGCTAAATTTGCTGCTGGGGACGCTCAACGCAAAGCGATAAGTATGATTCGTACCGCTAGGGGCCAGCACCAGCTTTTTGATGCGTATGGCGGCGCTTTGAACGAGTACATGTTGAAGCATACTTCTATGCAGTTTAAGAATGGGACGATGGTTCCACGCACAATAGGGCCAGGTGGTAAGCAAACCTATGGGCGAGCTGAGAGGGCTTTTGCTGGCAGGAGCGTTGTTGGTGAATTTACTGATGATGAGATGGAATTGTTATTGAATGGGATGGCCACCCTTGGGAAGATGCAGGATCCGCAGCAGCTAGGTGAATTTTGGAAGCGCTACGATAAGTTTCTTAATTGGTGGAAGGCTCAGGCTGTTACTAGCCCTGGTTTCTTTATGCGAAACCAGATGGGTGGAATGTGGATAAATAATCAGTTGAACGATGTCCCTATGCACACTCATGCACGTGTTCGACAAATTAGGCAACTTGCGGTGCAAGAAGGAGACGGTAATGCTCTTGTAGGTTTGGAGCGGTTGATTGCCAAAGGAAAGCATGTTGATTTGGGCGGCTTGTATGGCAGGTTAATTTCTGGCGGTACAGGTATGCGGACTGTAAGTATCGACGAGTTGCGGACTTTCAAGAATTGGTTTGAAACTGGGATGGCTGGTCAAGGTCAGGTGACGATGGAATTACCTACAGCGTTTGCTGGGGTAAGAGGTGGCGCTTGGAAACAAGGATCTTTGAAACCTTGGCACGTCGATTGGAAGCCTATGAACTGGGTTCGTGCTAGAAACGCTGATTCAGAGTTTATGCTTCGTGGTGCTTTAGCGCACCATAATATGATGACAGGCGCTACCGTTGAGGACGCATGGAACTCCGTTAGGAAGTTTCATTTTGATTACGGCGATTTAAGCATGGGTGAACGTCGAATAAAGAAAGTTATCCCTTTCTATGTCTGGCAGAGAAATATCCTTCCTGTGCTTGTGGAGTCTATAGGTAAGAATCCTAAAGCTTGGGGAAGGTTGCAGCAGGTTAAGGGTGAGCTGGAATTGTATTCAGACCAAGAGGGGATGGTCCCACATTGGTTTGGTGAGAACATGGGAATAAGGTTACCTTTCACTAGAGGCGGTAATCGAGTTTATGTGATGCCTGATCTTCCTTTCCGTGATTTGAATAAAATTACGAAAGAAATGGAAAGCGGTATAGATCTTAAAGGTTTGGGCGAGGGAGTGTTTAGGCTTGGGATGGAATCTGCCTTACCTCCTGTAAAGCTCCCAATAGAGCTCATGATGGGTAAGCAAATGTTTCAAGGTATCCCCTTTAGCGGAAGATACCAACAAGCTCCTTTCTGGGCGCAAATTCCTGGAGTTAGCCAAGCTTTGATTACGACAGGTTTAGCCAAACGAGCGAAAAATGGTCGTTTGGTTATGAGAGATAACGATATTTATAGCTTTGACCAGTGGTCACCGTTGATAGGGAGAATGCGAAGGTTGTTACCTAACGAAAGATCTAAGGAAGAAGCCGCCTTTACTACGTGGATGAATACTATGCTGGGTACTGGCATTAGGGTTAATACTCCTAGGATGAAATATAGTGAGTTTATACGTCGCCAAAAAGAATTTGAACAAACTTGGAGAGACAATATAGATATTGAAATGAGGGTCAGATGAGTAAAACAATTATTAGTAGAAAAGGTTGGGGTTCAAGAGGGCCACGAAAACCTTTTAGCTGGTTAAATAAGCGGCGTGTGCAAGGTATTGCTTTGCATCATTCTGGTGTGAAGAATGGCCCGAAGGGTGTGGCTGCTGTTAAAGCGTTTGAGCGTCATCATATGGATGCTAATGGTTGGAACGCTATTGCGTATAACTGGTTGGTTGATGAAGAGGGTGTTATTTATGAGGGGCGTGGCGCTGGCGTTATTTCGGCTGCGACACGACCATATAATAGTAGGACTGAATCTATTTGTTATACAGGGGATGGCGATAAGGTTGTTCCTGAGAAGTCGTTGGAGTCTATTCGTTGGCTTATTGGCGATATTCAGGAGCGTTACGGTCAGAAGTTGTGGGTTAAGGGCCATCGTGATCTTGCATCTACGTCTTGTCCAGGGACTTGGTTGTATAATTGGTTGCAGAGCGGTATGGGGATTACTCGTATGCCTGAACCTCAAGAGTGGGATGGTATTAAAGCCCAAATAGAGCGTCTTGGAGCTATTGTGGCTAGGAAGCCACTGTCTAGGCGGCGTAGAAGCCGTGGAGAGGCTGTGAGGGTCGCTCAGGAGCGTCTGAAGGCAATAGGGATAGACCCTGGCCCTGTAGATGGCGTGTTTGGAGGTCGTACACGTATAGCGGTATTGAATTTCCAACGGAAATATAAAGACGTGTTGTCAGTCGATGGAGTCATTGGCCGCAACACTTGGAAAGTGTTGTTCTCGTAGTGGGACAGACTTTACATTAAATAGGAGGCTATTATGCCAGAAGGAAAAGGTTACGGAAGTTTCGAGGATACGTTTGGTTCCCAGAACGAACAACCCTATGATTCTACGTCAATTATGAACAAAGCAGACGTAAGTGAAGCTGCTAAAGCGAATGCAGCGTACTTACGGTCTACTGGATTAGGGAATGCCACCAGTAATGGTCGGCCATTCGGAAAGTAAAGAATCATGCCAAAGAAAAAATCCCCAAGCTACCGTGGGCGAGGTAACGTGGACCCTAGGACAGGAAGGCCGTCTAAGCCTAAGCCTAAAGCTCAACCTATAGGGCCAAGGAAACCTGGTTCAAAGTCTAAAGCTAAACCTATAGGGCCAAGGAAACCTGGTGGGAAGCCTAAAAAACCAGTACCCTATGCAGGAAAGACTGCGGCTAAAAAAAGAGGTGGCGCAGCAGCTAAGAAACGAGGCACAGCTAATCCAGCTACAGATAGACCAACGATGCGAGGTGGTACAGTAGCCAAGAGAGGCACTACTCCTAAAAAAGGTCCAGCTAAACCTCGTGTAGAACATAAAGCCAGAAAACCTAAAGTCTCTAAAGGAGCTTCTAAGGGTCGTGTAGAGCATAAGGCAAAGGGGCCAAAAAGAGGTAAGGCAGATCCACGGACAGCTAGGCCAGGCATGAAGGGTGGAACAGTAGCCAAGAGGGGTAAAACTCCTAAAAAGGGTCCGACTAAATCCAAGCCTCGTATAGAGCACACCGCTAGAAAACCTAAAGTCTCTAAAGGGGCTTCTAAGGGTCGCATAGAGCATAAGGCGAAAGGCCCGAAAAGAGGCAAGGCAGACCCTAGAACTGATAGGCCTACTATGAGAGGTGGCACAGTAGCGGCTCGGAAAAACTACCCATCAAGGGGCAACGTAGATCCTAGAACAGGAACTCCTAAGCCACGACCTAAACCTTCACGCAATGTGGCGACAGGTGGTGGGCATCACAATCTATTTGATGACTACAACAAATGGAACACAAAGTTCCATGCTGGCGTTAGAAAAGCAGCAGCTAGAAAAGGTGGCATGGGGACAGGGTTTGTTCCTGGTGTTGCACCAACTAAGAAACGAAAGAAATAGGCAGCGATGACAGAGTTAGCCAAATTCAGTTTAGCTAACTGGCTTGAACGCACCTTATGGACAGCGGCTCAATCTTTTCTAGCCATATTTGTAATAACTGATCTATCTACCTTGACGGCAGCAGCTACTGCTGGTGGAGCAGCGCTGCTATCTGCTGTTAAAACTTTAGCCCAAGAACGACTTAAATCGTAGCCCTCATGTCATATGAGGAATACTATGTCGGTCCATCAGATGAGTTTGAAGACCGTTGGGCTGACTTCATGGCTATTGAGGGGTTAGACATAGAGGTAGAAGTCGCTGAAGAAATACGATCTAATTTAACCAAGTTAGATATTATGGATGGCACTCACGGTCAATGGCATGACGGGCGACTAGGTGTGCTCATTGTCTTTGACAATGAAGAAGCACGAAACATTGTTAAACATTGGAAAGAGTCAGCTAAGGGGAACCTTATTTCTTTGACTTGTATTCTTAATTGGGTCGAAGGTTTTTCTTACTTCCTGCAAGACTGCATTGAAACGAGAGACTATGGGAGTGAAGGTTTGGATTGACCAAGACCTTTGCACAGGTGATGGCCTGTGTGAGGAAATAGTTCCTGCTATTTTTTTTGGCCACAGTGACGGATTGTTTTATGTTAGGGAAGCTGGCACTGATGTGCCTGTTGAACCCACACATCAAATGTATCAAACTGTTGATGTGCCTAACGATCTTGTAGAGTCTACAATCGAAGCAGCCGAGGAATGTCCTGGTGAGTGCATCTTTCTAGAAACCTAGTTTATCTCGGACTACTTCATGTTCTAACAGTATTCGCCGCATCTTGCTTGCGAGTGCGTCTCTTCTGCGAGCAAACGTTGTCTTGGGTATGCCTAGTACTCTAGCTACAAACCTCATGGACAATCCTATGTCTACCAGCATGTGGTATATCCATTGTTCTTCTTCTGTGAGCCTTGAGAACATATCTTCGACAGCTTTGTAAAGCTCGTCGTGTTGACGTTCCATTAGCTCTTGCGAGACTTCTGGCTCTTGGCCAGGTTTAGCGTTTAGGATCGCTTCTATTTCTGTAGAGTAGTAAGACGATATAGAATTAGCTCCTTTGCGTGTACGCACAGGAGCTAGGGAGGGGAACTTGAGGAGCTTTAGCCTATTAAATAATTTTTCTCCCTCGCTTGCTTCACTCGTCATTCCAAGGGAGTAGCTTGGAACTTATAGAGAAGTATTTTTTACCTTCTTGAAAGTTACCTAGCGGAACATCATTCTTATTAATGATATTCATTAACTCCCTAAATTTAACTTCAGCATAATTTTGCCTGGTAGACGACCAGACCCATAGGTATAGCGGAGCTTCTAGTCCGTCCCACCATTGCATAGCTGCAATTTTTTCCATCTTTATTTTCAAAGGTGTTCTACCCATACCCATTACTTCTACTAGTCGTGTAGGGTCTGCCTGCACGTAATCTGGAGTGTAGCGTATAACGTGGGGGAGGTAGTGAAATTTGGTCATTCCTTCTGGCCTGTTAAAACCAAAACGAGCCCACTGTATGTTGTGGGCTTCAAATTGAGATTCTGCTTCGTCTCCCATAGAAACAAAACGCTCTGCGTATGTTCCTTGGTGGAATGGTTTGTCTGTCATTTTTTCCTTCCTACTAAGCGGTGTATTTGACGGTCATCATCATAGGCGAGACCGTTTAATGCATCCTCTATGCCCTTAACATAATTAGATATGTCGCCCCTTAGAGGAGAAGATTCACAATCCATTTCTGTGATTGTGACAATAGCTCGTTTCTTCGACAAAGTTATTGTCATTGAAACTGGGCCATCGAATTTTGGACCTTTGTAATAGTCACGTACTGCTTGTTCATAGTCCCTAGTTCCCTTTGGCGTGTAGGCCCATTGTTTACCATTCTTGCTGGTGACCCTAGGCCTTCCTTTGCTTTTGGGTCTTATAGGGATTGAGAACTTGTATGTTTTAGTCACGAACTTGCACCCTAGATGCTGCTAGTTCGACAAGCTCTCTGATCCGTGTCTCTCGATCTGCACGTCCCACGTATTTACCTACCCTATCGTCTAGTCTTCTTACCCAATCTATAGTAGCTTGGATTGAAAATTCTTGCCATATAAGGCTACCAGCAAACGCCAATAGCGTCGCTGAACGGTCAGTAACAGGTGTCCCTCGCTTGCTTGTTGGGTCTTCCCATATCTCTTTAGCCACTCCTTGGAACTCTCCGTCGATGCGTGTCCCCTTATCCTTTATGCGTAAAGGAGCTGGTTCTGTAGCCCGATGTAACGCCAGTAGCTTTCGATAGACAGAAGGGGGAGTCCTGGATTCCATTGCTGCTTCTACAAACTCGTTCAGGTTGTATCCTGCTACGACTTGTTTTCCCTTGGTCCTTATCTTTGGGTATGGGAGTCGTAGGCAGTTTCCTATCTTGCCTTTTTCTAGGCTTGTTTGTTTCGGGTAGACTTCTCTAA